ACCGTTGGTCCTACCGCGACATCAGTAACATCGAAAACACCACTCGGACCTGAGCAGTTCATGGGAACATGCGTTCCTGAAATGCTCTATCCCGAGGAGAATCCTTCCAATTTGGCTCATGGTCATTCTGTAAGAGTTGCTCAACAGCGCGCTACGTCCCTGGATATTAAGCCTCATTATTGGACTTATGCACGCGAGTTTCTCGAACAGCTGTACCCATCTAAGCTCGCCCTCTCCAGTGAGGATGAAGTGTATGAGAGACAGACACGCCCGAATCAACGCGCCATCCTCGAGGAAGCTGCACCCGTTTACGGGTTCGGCTTCAACCCCTTTGGCTTTGCCAAGGAAATATCGTTGAGGTGTTTTGGGAAGAAGGAACCTGTGGCTGGTATCAATCAGCAAACGGGTGGCGAATTGAAGGCCAAACGGATTATAACAACGTTCGAAGGCCCGACGAAATTCTTGCATTCTCGTGTCACCATTCCAATGGCAAACGCCATAAAGGGTGAGCACTGGTACGTTTTCAGCCAGCCACTTGACAATGTGGCAGCTAAGGTCGCGGCCTTGTGCGTCAAGGCGCGTAAAACTCAGGGTGAAACCAGGGTCATAAACACAGATTTGTCCAAGATGGACGGGACTGTAAATGATTTTTGGAGGAAGTTTGATGATTTACGTGATTTACAGGCTTGGCCCAAAGACATCGCAGACAAGATCATCGAGACAAGGCACACCACATTTAACCGCAAGGTCAAACTTCCTGGTGTGCCTCTCATACAGGGTCAGACAGAGTTGGGATCCGGGCATCCGGATACATCTCTAGGGCAATCCACACGTGCTACATTCATTGAGTACTGTGCTTGGAGGGAACTTGGTAAATCGCACCAGGACGCCTATGCCCTCCTTGGTCTGCATGGTGGTGATGATGGTCTTTCGCATTACATTGATCCAGATTTCTATAAGAAAATTGCTCTTAATATGGGTATGATCCTCAAGGTGGAGGTCGCCGTTCTTGGTGGCACCATACCTGTGAGTTTCCTTGGACGCATTTACGCACCTTCTGTGTTTTACGGGGAGTGTGATTCAATGTGTGACCCTGTGAGAGCACTTTCCCAATTTCCGTACTCTACCTCGACCTGTACGACGGAGGTGAAGGCACGTTCGAAGGCATTTTCAATTGCTCAAAATGATGCCAATACTCCCTTTGTCGGTGGGCTTGCGAAACGCATTCTCAATGACCTTGGTGCTGAAGGCCTTGACGAGGGATCCATGTCTTGGAATGCCGCTCAAGTCATCAACGGCTCTGCTGGGTATCCAAACACCTTTGGTGATTGGATGCTTGAGCACTGCCAGCGGCTTGGGCTTCATTCGAGCGTTGCATGGGATGAGTATGTTGAAGGGAAAGGTGAATGGTCCACACCGCCGGTTGTACTGGAGGCGGAACCTGTTGTGGCCACGGAAAATGCCCTCGTAGGTGACGTTGTGCATAATATAGAAACACCACCTCCGGAACAAGTATCGTCTCCCCCAGATGTTGTTGTTGAAGTTCCTAAGAAGAATACAATTCCAGTTTGCCACGACTGGTCCAACGGCAAGTGTGACCGCAAGAATTGCGCATTTACACATGCCCGGAAAGAGGGAAGCTCATCCCTAAACCGAAAGAGCGCGCGTGCGCGTCCTGCCAGCAAGGTCGTTGCTGGCAAAAGCTAGGCAGGAAGAGCGTGCCGGGATGACCTCCGGCTAAGCACAGAGTCTTGGGCATGAGCAACCATGCCCCTCGAAAAACAATAAACTTGAAACAGCAAACAGTCATATACATTATGGCCAAAGCGAAGAAGCAGACCCAGAAGAAGAAACAGACGGCGCGCCAAACCCCACCAGCACCACGGGCAAGCGCGCGGAAGACCCAATCAATGTCGTCCGGCCTGGATGGACACGCTCAACAGTATCTCAAGATGCTTGCGAATCCGTGTTCTGGGCCGATTGTGACACCACTGTATGCAGGAACCCCTGGCGCATACCAGGTCCGGTTGAACCGGGCTGTT